CCCTCCTATGTCTCTGATGCAGTAGACCTCTCCCCTCAGACGTACAAAAACGGCTACCTAATTGGGGTAGATACACTGTACTTTGGTGGGTCCGGTTCTACTACATGGATAGGCGACCAATACGTATCGATCGTTCTTGAATGTACAACTGAAAAATTGAACAAAGAGTCGGCTGTGGCACTTGCACTATCTCAGCAATAGGTTGGGCTATGAATGGTCTGTCCAACGTGCATTTTACTCAAGGCCGCCCTTGACTCGTTGGGTGTGTCTGGTAGTAGTCAGATAGTCTCAGCAGTAGAGCCGGTATTGATGGCGACTGAAACCAAAGTCAAAGGCAAAGTGTCCAGATACAATCGGGAATACAAAAAGCAATTTGCGTCGTTGAAAAAGAAGCACCCACGCACCTCCTTTCATACTTTAGTCAAGAGAGCACACAGAAACACAAAGGCGGCCTTGAGATGAGCAAGAGAACTATTCGTGGCACTATCAAAGGCGACCAACAAACCCTCTACAATGTGGGCTTAGCGCAAGCCGAGCCAATTAGGATAATACTCGATAACGGCGATATTACTCGGAACTTTAGAATCCTCTCTTTCAAGGTCTATCCGAATATGCGTTTCCTAAGTGGCAACGTTGGTTTTTGGAATACAGGAGTGGGAAACAACCTCTCTGGTGTATTGACGTTAGGATTGACCGAAGAATCCGTCAAGTATTGGGGGGAGTTCGAGAACGTCGCCCAAATTGGTTGGGCTTGCTTTCATTCTCAATCAGACCCGACCGTTGTCAATGCCCACTTAGACGAATACAATATCGTAGTACAGGATTTGTACATTGGATTCTATGCCTCAGACTTTGGTAGTGGTGGTCATCAAATATTATCCTGTGACGTGAATTATGAAATCGTCATCGAGTCGGTAAAAACTGATGCAGCAGTCGGCGTTCTCAATATGGTTAGAGAAAAGCAAAACCGTTGAAAGTGCTAATCCCGAATCCGGCAATCGTGAAGTCGTCGTAGATCCAGAAAAGCTGATTCTTGAATCTCTGTTTTTTGAACCAATTTTCACTATTGAAAAATCGAGATGCATATCGAGAAAATCAAAAACGCCGGATAAAGGCGAAAGACTACGTCGCATGCACCGGATTCCGGACTTGCTTATCCACCACGTTTGAAACCGTCGCCATGTTTGTCTCTACGTCTTTGACCACGTTCTTCATTGAGTCTTTCAACGATTCTTTCAAGGTCTTTTCTTGACTTATTGTCTGCTCTAACAAAGTGTACGTTGCTAATTGAACCACGTGTTTCTTTATCGCCCCAACGTGAATCGGTATTTCGGGTAGGATTGAAGCGAACTCGTTTTCCACAACCCATGCATCGGGTGTCAATTTGTTTTGGGCTACGTTCTTTTCTGTGGCCACCGTATGCTGATTTGTACGATATGTACAGGTTAGCAGTTTGGCAACGCCCTTGAGACCATCTACGCCCCTCTCTGTCTGTGTGAATCCAATATCCTCGCATGACCTATCCGAATTGAATCCCCCCCATAAAGAATGGGGAGATATACTACCGGAACCCCCCCAATAAAAAGGTAGGTCATGCTCATAGGAAATCTCCTAATTTCCTAACCCAACCAAACCCTATCTCCGTGACCTTCGGAGGGTGCCTTGAGCCTATAATGTACGACGGTTAGGAGATAGGGTTTGGGCGGCTTCGCCGCAAGGATAGGATAGGGAGCACGTTACCGGCTCAACACCCCCAAAACGAATCGTCGGCTTCAATAGTGGGGGGTAAATTGGCCATACCATGGTAAAATCATCCGACACCTTCTATTTGAGAACAACAAAAAACGTAGGCAACACAAACACCTACCACGAAAAAGCCCTTGATTTGGGTGCATTTGTGGACCCTTTGGGAGCATCAGTACTCCGCATTCATTCGGTCTCTATTGCGTACTCAGACAATACAGGTAGGAGCACCTTATTGAGCGGTAACGAAGCAGGGGCTGTTCAATGGCAACTTGCTACCCAAGTACAAACCGATATTGTCCTCGCTTCGGATAAGTCGATAGTGTCTTCAGGCCGGTTGATATGTTTCAATGACCAAGGGACTTCAAAACTACCCTCCTATGTCTCTGATGCAGTAGACCTCTCCCCTCAGACGTACAAAAACGGCTACCTAATTGGGGTAGATACACTGTACTTTGGTGGGTCCGGTTCTACTACATGGATAGGCGACCAATACGTAT